CTTGTTGCTGAAAAAGTCGATCACCGCCGCCAGTTTACCCAGCGCCAGTTTGTTATCCTCTTTATATTTCTCAACATCCGCCGCGCTGCCCTCGATCACATGCTGGCGTAATTGCGCTCCGCCGATCTTGCGCCGCACCGCCACATTCAACTCGCCGTCCTGCACATATTTGAATTGCCTGCGCGCGCTCCGCATCATCGGTCTTCCATAGCGGCTTTCTTCATCGTGGTTCCATCTGGCATGGATGATCTTCCACTCTGGGAACCAGATCGCATCCTTTGGGGGTTCCATCCCCATGAAGGTTTCACTGCCCATCCAGAACGCTCTTTCCACGCTCTCGAATTGGTCTGCCGAATTTGAATTCCTGTGCATCTGCAAAGTGGGCTTGCGCGTCACATTCTCCACCTGCCAGGTTGATCCTGTTATTTGTGCGGGCGTCACCTCCAAAAACGAATCGCCGTCCCGCATCGAAAGTCTCAGCCAATCTTCCAGCGCCTGGTTCAACTTCAGCCGTTCCTGCAATGCCGCTACAACGTCACTGGCTTTTGTGTTATCCGTCTTCAGCACAAATCCGCCGCGTAACAGATCGCGCGCATACATGCGGTGCATCTTCTCCACCCGCGGATCATCGTCATACATGCCCCTGCAATCCTTGATGATCGAATTGCGGTCACGCTCCACCTTGAACCGCGAATAAATATCCTCAGTTATCACAGGCGAAACAGAACCCTCTCCAAATGATGCTCTCCCATTTGGGGAGGGCAGGGTGGGGCTGGGATTCATAAACGCTTTTACACGATCAGCTAATGTTGGCATGATTTTCCTTATTACTCTCCCCTAAATGCGCTCTTGCTCTTCGCATTTGGGGGAGATGTCCGAAGGACAGAGGGGGCTACTTCAAACTATCCTTCAACATTCGTTCCAATTTCGGCAGGTTTCTCTCCATGGTGCTCATCACCACCGCATACCTGCCGCCGTTCGATAATTCCAAAAACTTTCCATAAAAAACCGTATGCCCCAGCGTGATGATCAACGTATTCGCATTGCCGCTTTCCACCGCCACATCTTTCATTTCCGATTTTGCATCAGGCGTCACTTCACCTGTCAATGTACCAAGTCCAAAACCATCCACCCCGAAAAATAAACCGCCGCGCGCATTGCCTGTTCGATCAACCCAAACCGCGCTCTGCCGCGCCTCATCCTGAATAAACTGTCCCCAATAATTCGCCACCGCCTGCACCGCGATCAAAGCATCTTTTCCATATTTTTTGATGGCAGGGATCAACCGCTGTTCTGGCGAAACAACCCACTTGAAACCAGAATTCATTTCAAATTCCTTCTCCCATAAATCGCGCTTTCCGATTTGGGGGAGATGTCCGAAGGACAGAGGGGGTTATTCAACCGCCACCGCTTCGGCCTGTGTATCCACATCGCGGTTCACAGAAATAAACACAACTCGATAAAGCACATCGTCAATATTGAAACGATCTTCGAGCGCTACATCCAGGTCTGTGGCACCGAATACAACCACCGCCACACGCGCTTCCCGCGCCGCATCGCTCTGCAAACGAAAGGACCGATTGACCGCCTCCACCCGCACCTCCTGCGGATCGAGCGTCACAGCACCGCGCCGAAACTCCACATCGAACGAACGGTCAGTCCTCACCGCCGCCATCTCTGATTGCATTCGCAGCCAATCGCCAGCACTCATCATCTGATAATCGCTCCGTTATATTCATCGCAGGCCTGCACAAACTCACCATGCAGCTCATACAACCGCTTTGGAAATCCTTCGCTCACGCCGCTCTTATCCACAGACATATTGCCAACCGCATACTTGAAGCCCGCCCCCGCGTTTGCATTCGCCAGTTTCTCGAAACAGATCCCTTTCGCCTTCAGCAGAACGATCCGCGCCTCATCATCGGTCAGCGGATAAGCATCATCTTCATCCAGTACCCAGGCCGCTTTATATTCGATGTAGCGCGTCATGGTATAGCTCGGGGTTGGGACGAATGTGATCATCCCGTTGCGGATGGTCCGCTCTTCGCAGAATGGATGCAGCTCACTGAAAGGGATGATCCCCGTTGAAGTCACCATTACCTGGTGCTCAGGCTGAAACGGATTATCGATCTCGATCAGGTCAAGGAAGTCAGCGGGCAGCGCATACGAAGCCGTGCCTGGGACAATATCAAGCGTGCCGTTCTGGATCTGCCCGCACCGACGAGAAAACTCACGCACAGCATCCTTCACAGCGCGTTCATACTGCGCATCGCTCGGAATACCATCCACCGCAGGAATATCCTCCTGCAATTCAGTGATCATATCGGCCAGGGCTTTTGTCATTTCTTCTTACTCCGTGATTTCTTCGGTGGCTTCACAAACTCTTCGATCTGCTCATCGGTGATGGTTTCGTCAACCGCTTCGGGCAGAATCTCTTCTTCCAAAGGTAATTGATCTTCAGGTACAAGGATCACGCCTGGCACGGGTAGAATTTCAGGATATTTTTGAGCAATCACGAAATTCGAATCGTTCTCCACTAAAAATAAAAGTTTCGGATTCAACTCGCGCTCATCGCCTTGAAACAAGAACTTATCAACCAACATGCGCGGACTTTTTCCAATATATTTGATATGTGTCATATCATTCTCCTTATGCCCTCCCCTCGCTTCGCGGGGGGAGGGCAATGACATTCAATCAGGGGGATTAGAAAGCATCTTCCCAGGTGGTCGTACCGTTCGTGTTCACCCAATTTGCCCAATTGCAAGTTCCATCGCATTGGGTCATTTCCATGCCATCTGCCGCGGACCCGATCATATTGTCCACATAGAACGCATGAGCGACCAATGAAGTTGCGCCGCTGTTATCGTCCACGCCGTGCCCGCTGCCGCCGTAAATGAAATTCTTGCGGAATAGGGTCGAATCACATAAGCCTGCGGTGACGATTACGCCATCCACTGTGCCGATGATCACATTGTCTTCGACGAGGCAGTTGTTGAAGTTGTCCGTTCCAGAATTCTCCAGCCCGATCGCCGAGCTGACGGTATCGCCGCCGCCGATCTGACAGTTGCGGATGGTGAGGCCTCCGCCTTTGACAATGCGCATCCCGCCAGTGGATTTGTTCACGAACGTGCAGTTCTCGATGGTGGAGCGGAAAAGCACAGCCGCATCGAATGCGCGACCCGTTCCGCTTCCCGTGAATTGCAAATTGAACAATCCCAGCCCGCGCGCGCCAGTGGCTTCATCGCAGGTATCCTCTCCAGTGGTTGAAGTGATGCTGGCGATCCCAGTGCCATTGCCGCGTGGGTTTGCGCCAACCCCAACGATATCGCAATAGTTCGGCAATGCCGTCAGCTTGGTGTAAGCCGTGCCAGTACCGCGCACATAGATCAACCCTTTGGCGTAGATGTTGGTCTGCACCGCGCGGAAGGCTTCCCAGACCGTGATCGCCTTGGAAAGTTGCGCAAACGGTTTTGTCCATGACAGACCGTTATTGGCCGTGTCGCTGCCCACAACATTATCGACATAATAGGTCTTTGTATATTGCTCGCCATTGATTTTGGCGATCAAGCTGGTAAGACCGTTCAACATTCCCGTTCGTAAATTTACATCAGGACTAGTCATTTCATTTCTCCTTTGTTGGGCATACCTGCTCTTGCGGCAGGATTCATCTCAACATAATAATTTTCTTTTCTTCCCCCAAATCGGTTTTTGATTTGGGGGAAGTCCCCGAAGGGGGATGGGGGCCTACGAAATCTTCACAAAGGACGCCTTGCCCGCAATCGGGGAAAGCGAAGCGTTGTATTCTTCGGTGTAATACTGTTCAGCCGCAACCAACTTGCGGTTCGAGCCGAAGGTCTGGAACGGTCCCTTGATGGTCATCGGCTGGAAGATGCGGTGCATCACGATCTCACGGTTGAATACCAAGACCCAGCCATCGCGCATGGAAGTGGATGCGAACACGGGCAGACCTTTCACAGCGCCCGCATATCCAGCAGCGGTCAAGACGGCATTCGGGAAACCGTTGTTCGTGAAGCCGTCCCAATTGCTCAGGTAATCGGCATTGGTGGGACTGCACAGGATGCCAGTCGGTTCATAGAATCGGTTGGCAACTTTCACCTTGGCATAACCAAGGTATTCCACCAGCAATGACCATGGATCGGTCGAAGCCGTCCATTCGCCGCCGCTGTTGGATGCCACGCTCAAAGCGGAGGCAAGCGCCTTTTCGATCAAACCCTTCTCGATGTTCAAGCGGGTCTGGCGCACAAGGTTTGCCATGGTGCGCGCGGTCGCATCCCAGCCAAGCTGACTGCGTGAGAACACAATTGCTTCGTGGGTGATGTAATCAGCCAGGCGGTCAGCCGCGGCTTCGATGGTCTGATAGCTCAAGCTGACTTTTGCGCGCTGAATTTCAGCGTCTTCGCCGTCGCGGATGGCGTTGTAGTCGTAATCCACCAACACATCGTCGGCATTAATTGCGCCAGCAGCGATTGCCTTGATCTTTCCGAGTTCATAATCGATCACGTAATCGGTGCCTTCCGCGTAAGTTGTGCCAGCGGGATTGCTGGTGACAACAACCGTGCCCGGCACAATGCGCGGATGAGCGAGCGCGTACCATGTGCCTTCCGCGCCTGCGGTTTCCACTTCATCGGTAATCGAAACGGTATAACCCGTCTCACCTGTGAACGCCTCGAAATAAATGCGTTCTGGGCTTTGGTTCATCAAGCCCACATCGAAGACATTCGCGGCCACCAGATTCGGGAACGCCTCGGCGATGATCGCGCGGCTGACCGAATACGGGATATTGAGATCGCTGGTCGCTTCTTCGTTGAACTGCTGCGCTTCGTTCATCAACTGGCGTTTGTACAGGTTGTCAAAGCGTTCGAGCACCTGCAGGGTGAAGATCTCGGCGCGGCTCTCGCCTTTGCGCAGGTCTCTCATCGGGCGCATCTCACTCTTGCGCATACTCTCGGTCAGCTCGAACGAAGCGCGCGCGTAATCGGGCGTGCCTGTCTCAGCTTCCAGCACAGACTGAACGCCTGTGATCTTGCCGTCAAAACCCATGCCCTTCAAGACGACTTTTGCGGCCAGCTTGCCGTATTCAGTGCGCTTGCTTTCAGCGAACTGCTTCACAGCGGTTGCATCAGCGAGGTGCGCATCCTTGATGCTCTCAACGAACATCTCATTGAGTTCCTTGCCGAAAGGCAGGTCCTTGGTGGCCTCGGTAATGGCGATTTCAACTTCGCTCTTCCGTTTGCCTGCTTCCAATTCCGCTTTGGCTTGTTCGCCTTCAGCGGCCAACTTCTGGGCTACTTCAAGTTGTTTCTTGAGTTCGGCCTTTTCCTGTTCCTGCAATTGCAGTTTCTCTAAAAGTTCATCAGACATTTCATTTTCTCCCGATGCTTCCGCATCATCATCTTGATTTTGTGATTCAAGCAAATACACTTGATTTTCAAACGAAGGCTCCAGCACCAGGTCAAATCCCGTGATATGCAGATCGCTCACACGGAAGATCTTCTCTTCGCCTTTTCCTTCGGTCTGGCCTTCACCGTACCCGCGCATACTCACGCCAGGCATAACGCCATTTTCCAACAGGGTCAGGATGTCGCGTCCCTTGGTGGTTGGTAACACATTGCCAACGATATCCACCTTCGACCCGTCGAAAGTGACCTCGTTCCATTTTGTGACCGTCTCCAAAAGGTTCGCGCGCCCGCCCTTGTCAGACGGATGTTCCGCCTCACCAAGGATACGAACCGCACGGCCCTGCCCAGCGCTCTCGTTCAGATGGTCGCGTAATTCCGCCACCGCCGCTTCAAGCACTGAACTGGGATAAACGCGGCGATTGCCATTGACAACCTCCGCAGTCATCGCACCATTCACACGGATCGACCTTGGCGCACCTTCAACCGCCTCCACCAATTCCATCCGTCCTTCCAACAACTCAGTAAATTTATTTTTAGCCATATCAATCTCCTTATTGCTTGTTCTCCCCTAAATATCCGCGAAGCGGTATTTGGGGGAGATGTCCGAAGGACAGAGGGGGTTTATGCAAACATCTCCTCAGCCATCACCACCACCGCCTCCGCGCTCGCGGTCCTCATACTTCCACCGCTCCCCTCAGAGATCATCTGCACACCGCCGCTGACCGTATCCACATCATCGTCATGGCGTCCCTTCGGGAACGAAGTCGCCTCCCGAATGAAATCCAAATTCCACGGCCCGCGCACCAGCTTCACATGTCCCTGTTTCGCGCGTAACTGCCACGGCCTCGCACGCTCCACCTTGTCACCGCTCGGCTTCACCGCGCGGATGCTGATCTTCACCAAAGATTTATCCTTCAAAAATTGCTGTACCACCAAACGCTGAAAAGCCACATCTTCCACGCCCCATTCCGTTCCTTGTTCATGGTCTGAAAGCATGGCCGCTTTCGTCTGTCCTAAAAATGACTCCAGCTCACGCACCTTGATTCGGTCACGCAGGATCAGATCGCCAGTCTTCTCATCCAGCGCCACCGCAATGGATGAATTCCAGTCGCTTGTCTCTGTCGCGCCCAAAGCCAGGTCACAATAGCGATACCACTGCAAGCCCTCGGGAGCTTTCTCGATAAATCCGAAATCCTTATCGTCAAAGAACTCACCCTCAGCCATGCGCGGCATCTGTTGGAAGATCGCCTCGAAGTCATAATCCATCATGTTCGCGCGCGTGCTCGCCAGCTTCGCCGCATCTGAACGTTCTGGCCATAGCGGTTCGCCTGGCTTGCGTCCCAGCGCATCACCTTCCGAAGCCATCGGGATGTAGATCCCGCGCAGCAAATTCTCACGATATTCTGCTTCCGTCTGCGGATATTTATCCTCAGCCAAAGCCACCGCGGGCAAAAACACAACCTCCCACTGGTCCGAATCGGGGTCGCTGATCATCTGTGTCAACAACTGACCCGCCAGGTCTTCCTGATCCCAGCGCGTGTGCATGATGATGATCGCCGCCCCTGGCGTATTCGCAACGCGCGGATAAATGACCGACCGATACCAGCTCATCACCTTTCGGCGATAGGTCTCACTCTCCGCATCTTCACGGCTCTTGAACGGGTCATCGATCACGACCAGATTGGCAGGACGCCCAGTGATACCGCCGCCCACACCCGCCGCAAATACCGAACCGCGATGCCCCTTCAAATTCCACGAAACCACGGACCTGCTTTCAGCGCTCAACTCAACAGGCTCATCCACCGCCGAACGCGCCCCGAACACATTTGCATATAGATCGCTGCCCACATAATTCCGCGTATAGCGGCTGTTCTCTGTGGCCAGGTCAGCGCCGTAGGAAGTCAAAATGATGCGCGTCTCAGGCAGGTCTCCCAATACCCATGATGGGAACAGGCGGCTGGCCTGTTCCGTTTTCCCGTATTGCGCAGGCTCGCAGATCAACAAACGACCGATGCCCTCGGCCCCGTTCGTCTCGATGAACCGCTTCACCTGCTCCAATTTTTCAGCCAGATAAATATGATGTCTCGCGGGTTGATACCACGGCGCTACATAGATCGAATAATCGATCAGATGCCGCCGTGCGAGTTCACGCCTCGCCATCTCAGCCTGGGCCTGTTTCGGGCTTACTGTTGCACGCACTGCAGCTGTAGACATCAATCAGTATCCTCTTCCCCTAATTCGGATGCACTCTCCGAATTGGGGGAATGCGGCGAAGCCGAAGGGGGCTGGGCTTGACGATTTTCCAACTCATGACTCGCATAAGCCGAAATATCTCTCAGCTCCTGATCACTCAGATCGCTCTCACCCAAACTGGACTTGCTCAACTTCTTTGCGATCTCCGCTGTGATCTTGCTGGACGGCGTATAGATTCCGCCCATCTCGAACATCAGCTTGCGGTCCGCATGGCCTTTGTAATCCGCCTCGGTTGCAACTTCCACCATCGCATTCAACGCATCGGGCAAAGCGTCGAAGATGATCGACCCCTGCAGCATGGAAATCGTCTCATCGATGGTCGCATTCTTCTTGCGCCAGGTAGCGATCGCGCGGTCTGAATTCAATCCCAAACAATTCACCGCCAATTCTTCCTGTGTCGCTGGCCATCTATATTTCTTCGGTTGGCTTGCCCACGCGATATAGACCGCCACGCGCCACTTCCAACCGCCTTCGATCAATCGCTTATACAGGTCCATCCATCGCGGCGTGATTTCAACCTCAGCGCCGCTATCATTTTTGATTTTGATCCGTAAAGCCGAAAGAGCCGCCAATGCAGCTTCATTCGATACCTTCTCATCCTGCTGGATCGCCTCATCAACGCCCACCCATTTAAAATCCAGCGGCAATTGATATACAGGTTTGTCCAAACGTCCGTTACTCATACAATTCCTTTTATTTCTGACCAGGTAATTGGCCTGTATTTTTCTTGATCGTCGTCACATCATTGTTGATCTGGATCAGTGTTGATTCAAGCCTGCGGATCAGTTTCTCCAGGTCCGCTTTCTCGCTCATCAACTGGATGTTTCTCGACCTTTCGCTTTGCAGTTCTTCGCGCAATTGCATTTGACCTTTATGCAGACTGTCAAATTCATTACGCTTTGCGACTCTTTCCTGCTCACGTTCCTGATAATCTTTTTTGCCGCTCTCCACCAGCGCGATGATCTGGTCTTGCAGCTGCGCCTGCAGCGCGATCATTTTCTCTTCGGTCTCGATCTTTATGTTTTCTGTCTCTGCCTTGTTTTTATTTTTACTTGCCAGCAGTGTGATGATCGTTCCTAAAAAACCGAGCAGGCCCGCCGCGCCGAAAAAGAAGGGAAGATATTCCATCGCAGACCATTAAGTTCTCGTCATCATTTTCTGGAACACTCGAAATATGTCAGGATCAGATTTGACACCTTGTTCCCGTTCCATGATCTTCAAGGTCTCTGTCACGGTGCGCGCCTTATGTTCTGCACGTTCGCTGCATATCGCGTCATAGGTATCCACTACCAAAAGCATCCGCGCCCACAGGGTAATCTGGGTGCCGATCAATCCAGACGGATAGCCCGAACCGTCCCAGCATTCATGATGCTGCAAAATGCCCAGGGTAATGCGCTCATCGAAATTCATATCCTTGATCAGCGCAGCCCCGTTGAAGGGGTGCCCGCGGATCGTATCCATATCCGACACCGATAACTTCCGCCTGCTCAGGATGACATCGGAGATGCCAAGTTTCCCGATGTCATGCAATTTCGCAAGATACTTCAACAACACGATGTCAGCGGTTCGAAGCTCCATCTCAAACGCCAGCTCCTCGATCAGTTCCGCCGAGCGGATGCTGTGCCCAATTTCCCAGGCATCATGCAGAGCCATGGCATTGAGCGCGAATTCCGTTACCGCATCAAGGCGAAACAGAGCATCGGTAAGCATCGGTAAGCATCGGTAAGCATCGAAATTGTGACTATCCCTTCGCGGCAAACAGGCGCGCCTTATAAGCCGCTGTGGGTTTCGTCCCAGCATGAACAGCCTGGCCAACCACGAACACATAGATGATATTGGATATCGCATCCCATGCGCCCGTGGTGGTGCAAACCAAATTGCTCGTCACCACATTTGCACACGTCAAACCGAACACGCCTCCAACGATCACCACTGCAAACACAGCGGACCATTGCCTCTTCGCTGCCACGCCCAGCCCATCCCACTTGGCACGCAAGCCAGGGAAGTAATCAAGTGCCAATGAAAGCAAAGCCGCGATGATCGTCACCAAGGTCACGGCGGTAATGGGCGGCAGCACAATGGGGGGGTTCCCCGTCTGTGCGAAAGCAGGCACAACGAACACAGCCGAAACCAAAACAACCACAATGCAGATCCATGCAATTCTTGAAAATAACTTATTCATAACAATTCTCCTTTGTATATCTTCCCCCTTTAGGGGGAAGTGGCCGAAGGCCGATGGGGGTAAAACAAAAAAGCGCCGTCGTGACCTCTCACAGTCACGACGGCGCTTACTCGTCACTCATGCCACTTACAGAAAGTGGCTAGCAAATAAAACTATTCATTTATATATAAATTTTAACATTTATACATATTTTGTCAAGGTTTTAATGAGAGAGCCATCACACGCTCATATCAAATCCCTGCGAACAAACGCCAGGCTTTTCTTCCATATTCGCAAGCCGCAAAAGCACATCCGCATGACAGGGCTTATCCAATGGGCACCAGCAAACCAGATCTTTGCCGCGCAATGGTTCAAGAAATTCATCAAGCACACCAAGTCCTTCCATTCCTTTCAGATCAACTTCATACAACCAAATGACATCTTCAAGCGTGCATAAATGAACTTCGATAAACGGATATGAATCTCCAACCTTATATTCATTACCCCACTTTGTAGGGCGTCCAACATAAATTGCGCCTTCAGGCATCTTCCAATCTTTTGTTCTTTTACGTTGAATTCTAACTGCCATCACTCACTCTCCTCGGCATTGGATTTGATGGGTCTTCCAGATCCAACACCTTCCCACTCATCTGCAGCAACCTCTTTGAAAACTCAAATACATCCTTATCGCTCAACTGCGAAAACAGATCAACCAACCCATCAGACGTGATCCGCCACACCTGCACATCGTCGCAGATCGAACAACGCACAGGCATCATCCCCCGCAGCGGACCGATCAGATCCACCTCATTTGGATGCTCCGCCTCCATATCCAGCGCCGTCCTCAGCACCTTCAACTGCGGCAGCCCGTCCCCATTCCACTCGATGAACCCCAAAATATGACCATTCCTACAACGCCACTGCTTCATCTCTTTCATAATTTTCTCCTTATCATCCTCTCCCTTTAGGGAGAGGGCAGGGTGAGGGTGGGTTTACCTTCCACCCACCGCCACACATTGACCAGGCATCCACTCAGCCGCACACAACACCAAACCATGCACATCCATCCCGTTCTCTGCCCCAGCAGGCAGATCGCGCACGAACGCAAACCCAGGCGCAAAATGGGACCGTGAAAAGAACTCCACCCGCGCCATCTCAATACAATCGCTCACCCGCGCCGCGTACACCATATTCACCATCATCAACCGCCGAAACTTCTTCGGGCCATAATTCGCCACATCCCACATACCATACACAGGCCACGTCAACTCCAGCGTATAAATACCCAGCGCCTCATCATGACCATCGTCGAATGTCGCTCTATCACGAACCGCCTTCGGAACATAATGCCACCATCGGATGTTGGCATTATCCGCGATCACCTTCCTGCAGACCATCCCATCATGCAAAAGTACGCTTCTTACCACTTGTTCCATTGGCCTTCTCCATCTTCGCCGCGCAAAGAGTGCAAGTTGCGTATGTCCGAAACCCTCGCGGTCCCATCTGTAAGATCATTTTATAATTACCTTTTACATTTGCCATAATTTCTTTTTTACATTTGACGCATACCAATTTCAACATCACAACCTCCGATCATGTCCCCTCCCCCACTAAGGGAAGATTTCCATTTCCGCACACGTCCCCAGCGCACGCCCCAAACCGATCATTGAGTGGGGGAGTTTTTAGCGGTTAAATTGAACGGTTTCAATTTAGCGGTTAAATTGACATGGTCAATCATCCGCCCCTCCAAACGCACCCAACACATCCTTTAGCGCATCGATCGCCTCTTCCGTATTCCCATCAGACACAGCCGCCTTCACCTGCGGACCCAGCTCACCGAGCAACGCCGCAGCGATCAACTCCATAACCAGCGCAGTCCGCTGGCGGCTTGGAAGATTGTCATACCACTCCAACACCGCATCCCTGCGCGGATCCTCCCCCCTCCAAATGTAAGGATCGATATGTAAATGCCGAGCCTTGCCAAGTTTCTTCATCCTCGCCATAAATTCTCCATTTCCTTTCTCCCCCAAATACTCCCGAAGGGATATTTGGGGGAGATGTCCGAAGGACAGAGGGGGTCACTTCAACCCAAACCCAGCCTTATACAACCCGTTCGCGATCGCCATCACGGGGTCATCAGCCATGATGCTTTTCCCGTTGAACTTCGCCCGCATATGCTTCTCCAGCAATATCGCCCCGCCGCCCACCAGGAACACCTTATAAAAACGGTGGTAACTCTGGCCCCAAAGCGAATTCACGAAGCCCAGGATCTCCGAAGACCAGCTCTCCAAATGCGGAGTCACATCCAGGTCATCGGGCAGCGTACCATCCCGCAGCATCTCATCGAACTCACCGAACGTCCAATACCCGTTCGGGTCCACGCGCCGCCACAACTGCCTCACCCCGATCGCCTTTCCGCCGTTGAATTTCTTCGTATCCTCATCGCGCTTCGTCACCAGGCATTCGACTGTGTTGCTCCCGATCGAGATCGTCCCACACTCATTTCGGATCGCCTTCGTCCGCTCATCGCTGTAAGCCTTCCCATCCATCGTGATCGAATAATCGATCGGCGCACCCATCGCCTGCGGATACAAATGCGTCTGCTCAACGCTCAGCGTGAATTGCTTTCCATCCGCAGTCCACTCATGCTCCCCGCCCAGCCATCCGTTCACAGACTTGCGGAACTTGTCCACGCTTGCACCCTCCCCCATCATCATCTGGAAAGGCAGACCCACCACCAAAGTCAACGGTGAAGCGAACGTCCCATACTTGCGCATGTACGCCGTCATCGCACCGTAGAACACAGCCCGCATCTCAGGCGTCCCAGCCAGGCGGTCGAAGTCCAAATTCTCCACGGGGATCCCATACGTATGCGCCCCATGTCCCACGAACAACTTCCCAAAATCACCTTCCACCACCATCGGGCGCTTGCGCTTCTTCCCAAAATCCGCGCTCTCACTGCCATACAACGCCGCCATCGAAGCGAATTGCAGCGCCCCATTCACCCCCACGAACTTCAACGAACTCTGACCCAGATCACAACCAAATTTGATAGACATAGCTTATTTCTCCTTTTTGAAATAATTATTTTTGAACAATCAGTGCGTGACCGCGTACATCTTTCGGCAAACTGTCATAGATCTCCCTTGTCATCTTATTCTTTACCTCATGCTCAATCTCAAAATCCTTGATAGCCTTCCAATCCTCATCCGTGATTTCATCTTCAACCCTCGCAGGCGGATTTATAGTCACCGTCTCTTTCTCCCCCAAATGGCGCTCTTGTTCTTCGCTATTTGGGGGAGATGCCGCTTCAGCGGCAGAGGGGGTCTCCAACTCCAATCCCCAATTCGCCGCCACCAAAGCGGGATCCCATGGCTGGTTCCACTCCCACGCTGAAAAATTATTCCACTGCACAATGATCCGCTTCATCGCCAGCATTGCGATCAGGTCCCGATACATCGTGTACTCATCCGTCTGCCTGTGCGGATCGAAAACATTCTTTCTCCCCTCCACCAGCCTCCCGTGCATCGGCATCACCTTCGTCGCAGACGAATTCTCAAGAAAATACATGAAGAACATATCGGTCACACTCGGAGCATCGAACAGCACGCTATGCGGAATGATCCCCACGGTCACATCCCCTGCCTTCAACCTCCACAAGCGGTCCCGCTCACCCAGGATCATCTGCGCCACCTGCGGATGCACCCCCTGCGCCGCCCTCAGCTCCCTGGCTGTATACGTCTCATTCATCACCCCATATTTCCGCTCGATGAACGCAGTATTCTGGTCCCGCAGATAGATGAAGAAATTCGACACCGCCGCGATCGCGCAGATCAACGCCGCGAACCCTGGCATCATACCCACCCACCGCACCCACTCATGCGGAGACAAATAGAACGCCCGCGCCAGCAGCATCAACAGCGGCAAAATCATCCCAGGCACCATCCACTTCCAATTATGGCTCTCGCTATACATGCCAGCCTCCTAAAAGACCATCAACACTACCAGCGGCCCCAAAGAACAGCGCCACAAAACACAATAACAACGTGATCAAATACAATTTATTCATGCCAAACTCCTCTTCATCACTTCGCGCAGCACACCAATCACATCCTCGCCGCATAGATCTTCGAACACATCGATCAACCAATCCCCATCCATCACCCCCACCTCGATTCCCCGCGTACACGGACCAGCCACAATGGTCGCAGTCAACCCGTTCGGGAACCAGAACCACATCAACCATCCATCCTGCCTGAAATGCCTTCCAGCATACACACACCACTGCAAAACCTCATGCTTCTCTTCTTCCCCCAAATTCGGGCGCTCTTCCCGCATTTGGGGGAAAGCGGCAAAGCCGAAGGGGGCCTTATCCACACCGCACCTCCTCCCCGCACACCCTGCAAACCGCCAAAGACCGCCCCCCCTCACCCTCGATCACATCGAACTTCCGCACATCAAAACATCCCATGCAATACCGCTCCTCCCACGTTACACGCACCACCCTCCACGGCTGGCTGGGACTATGCGGCTTCACCCACCCAAACGCCGCCGCGCAAAACTGCCTAATCGCTAATGATGTGCCACGATCTGTCAATTTTTCATTATCCATATCAAATCTCCATTTCTTCTTCCCCTAAATATCGGCGCAACCGTATTTGGGGGAAGTGGCCGAAGGCCGAAGGGGTCAAGTTGTCTGACAACAGTGAACGTTAACGTTCACTAGTGAACGTTGTAACCGTTGCAACGTTCACCGCACGTCTCAAAGTCTCAAAAAAAGCAATATATATATATACTGTTATTATTGAACGCTCACTCACCCTCACTTTTTGCGTATAATCATCGTTTTTATGGTCTTTTTTCATCCAAAAACCATCCCAAAAAAGACGGTGAGGGTGAGTGAGCATCTTTTGGGGGTTTGGAGACACAATAAAATAAAAATTTTTATTATTCATACATGGCAGAATTGGCATTTTATCCTCACTCACCCTCACCGCAGGGGCATTCTTCCCCCAAATTCGGGTGTTTTCCCCGCATTTGGGGGAAGTGGCGAAGCCGAAGGGGGAAAATTTATCCATTTCCTTCTCCATTCCAAGCCTTCCGCAGCTCATTTGTCGCTTCAGATGACTTCCCAAACTCGATCATCTTCACCACAGGCTTCCGCATCCACTCAAATTCCTCAACAACCGCCACGCTATCTGCCAAACTTCCCGATTCACGCCACTCCACCCCCCACCGCTCGCACAGCCCTTTCACCCGCATTAGCATGTCAGGGTCCGCCAGGTTGATGAACTTCGTCCCCTTATATTCAGGCATCCCATCCGTCGCTCGCAGGGTTTTGATGTTCAGATAGTTCTTGAAGATGGTGCTCAGCTTGCGGCTCTTCATCTTTCGGCTGCTGTTCTTGCCGTCCTTGTCATCTTCCTCATCCGCCTCACCCATCCGCCGATTCTGTTCATCCACAACCAGGTTGGTGGCCAGCGACACATCCTTCAAATACACCCGTCTCTGATCCTCTTCCCGCTCAGACACAGGCCCCCACGCCCACGCCAAAATGATGCCTTCCAAAACGCGCGCCGTGAACATTTCATAGCGGTCGCCCTTGCGTTCCTCGGTCACGAGCCGCATATATTCCATCACCATTTCTTTGCCGCGCTCGCTCTTCATCACGGTCAGCAGGGATACCGTGATCTGCTTTGTCCGCTCATCGATTGCACCGCTCATCCCCTCGAAGCTCACGTCGCAATCCCTCTGCAGGTTGTGCATCATGTACGTAAACAGCGCATTGCGGATCTTCAAACAGGCGTTCTCATAGATCTGCAAGGGTGGCAGCTCGGGCGAGATCCGCGGATGTGGTTGGATAGGCAACATTTCTTTCGTGATACATCGGCTTGTGGTCGCCGCATCGTCGAAATCCTTGCGCATCCCGATGATCTTCGGCCCGAACACCGTATAACCTTCGGCATCGAAGTTCCCCATCGCATTCTTCTCGCTCTTCAAGATCGCCGTCCCCTTGCGGTTGCCGCCGTTCAAGATCTTACCGATCATCGAAGCCTCGGAGCTGTCCTTGAAATCCGCCTCATCCAGAACAAGCGTGCTGTTTTGGTATAGGTCCAGAATTCTGAATAGTGCGCTCGCCGATGAACCTGCATTCGTCATGATCGACTGGTAGCACAACGGCCCGATCGTCTCCAGCATCCGCGTCTTTCCCGTCCCATAATCTCCCAACGCCCGCAGATAAGGAACCGTTCGGAACTGGCTGGCCATGTAGCTGTAGAGCGGATAGATCATCAACAAATGCTCCAGCGTTTCATCGCTTCCGCAATCGAAATACTTGTAATTATGTGCGCGCGTCGCAAATAACAATTCCTCTTCCGTCTTCAACTCGGTCATTTCCGAAGGCAGCAGCAGGATCCTTTTGCGGATGATGTTGTTTGGCGGTTGCGGGATGAAAATTCTCTTCTCGATCTCAAGCCGTTGAACGTGGTCTTCCACATGACCGTCTGGATATCGCACCGCGAAGTATGTTTTATCCTCTTCGGGGTCATATTCCAGCCCCAGCAGGTGATCGAATAGCCATCCCCCCGTGGATATGGTCGAGTTTTCATCATCGCCCTTCGCCTTGCGATCCCTGCTCTTCTGGTCCCGTTCCTTCTCGCGTATCGGAGCCGTCCGCTCGCGCCATTCGGTTGTCTTGATGCCCAGCGCATTGCATAAAACCTCACGATATCCTGCGCGGTCATCCGCATCCAAACCAGAAACACCGCTCTTGAAGAACTCGTTCAACGCCTTTGTTTTCTCGCTCAGCGTTTCGATCTTCCCGATATCCTCGGCCCAATACACGATGAACGGTTGCGCGGCCTTCAACCAGCTTTCAGCCTTCACCTTTTGCTTGTCAGGTGCAACGCCTTCTTTGATCCATGCCTGCAATTGGGCATTCACATCCTTGATATGACCATTGTTCGACGCCCTAGGCATTTTCCACCTCAACAGACGCATCTTTCCGCGGCATCAGCCTGGTCATCCGCACGATCTGGATCTTCGGCCCGAACACTTTCCCGATTACACGTACATTCCTCTCCCCCGCTTCATCATCGTCTGGCGCATAATACAAACCGTCATGCTTCCACATCTTCTTCACCCACCGCAGGATCGTTTCCTGTTCTTCAGCCGTCTTCCTCTCGAAATCTGAGAACATCCCCAGCAGCGCCGCCGAACCGTAACCCAATTGCCCCCACGTCACGGCATCTCCCTGTCCCTCGCACAACACACACGCCTTTCCCGCGTCATAAGCGAAGTTGTAATAGACCTGTTTCGGTCCTGCCAGGCACTTATGTGGGTTGTAACTCTTCCATGGTCGTTCCTTTTTGGTCTTGAAATCCGTGAAAACATCATGCCCTGGCAGTTGTCTTCGGCTCAAATAATCCACCTTCCCGAATCGTTGGTGGCTGTAAATAATGCCTGGCGTGCTCATCAACCCGCTGATCTTCCCCTTCGAGATCCACTCCATATCGAAATCGGGGTGCTCAATCAGCTCATGTTTGCTCGCCCATGCCATCACGCTTTGTCCTGAGCCTGTCGAAGGATCCTCCTCGAACCCCAACACCGCCACAGCAGCAGGAGAAAGCGGGTCAATGCCGAACATGGAGAACTCAGCTTGCATATCCTTTACCTGCCACGCCGCCTTCCGCCCTGAAAAACCGATCATCGCCACCCGCGTCGTATCATCAGTCCAGCCCCGCCCCCGCACATAAGCCAACGCCTCGGCATCCGCCTTGATCGCCGCATCCTCATCCCCCATCAGCCACCGCTGAAAAACGCCCGCAGCCACCACAAACGCCCCCGCAGTAGCAGCCCGTTTTTGAACCTCACTCGCATCCTCTTTCTTGAACTCAGGCATCCGAATCGCCGCGCGGTCCGCCAGGAATTCCAACGCCTGCATGAAGTCACAGCCTTTCACCTTTTGCATGAAGGCAAACACATCGCCATGCCAGTTGTCCCCATACCACCAGGCATGTTGCATGTTGATCAACACCTTCAAAGTATTGCAATCGTCCCGATCACCGTCCGCGCGCGAGCCTCGCACCCTCAGCGGGAACCCCATCGCAGGGATCACATCTTCAATTGGGTTTGCATCCCGAACTTTCTCAACAAAATCCTCAAAATGTTCCATGAACTATTTCTCCAGCGTTTTTGCAGAATTTTTATAACTACTCGGGCAATGCCGCCACCAGCCTACCCGCAATCTTGAAAACAAATCACCTAACACCCCCACCCCCCTCCCCTTCAACCTTATGCGACAAATACTGAATGCCTTACAACCCAATCTAACCGCTAGTATTGACCATGATCCTGCCCTTTATGTCGCATAACACTCCTTCTCTGACATGAGCCGCATTTTCTGTGAGCATGGACGCCCGTAGGCACATGCGCAAGTGAACTTTGGGATTTTTACTTCTACTGCTAAATAGTAGGGACGCGCGCTGAGCATGGCACGCCAGGCTGGGTGGATAAACTGACCTGGCATTTCTCAATGGGCATTCTTGAAGGGGCTATTTCAAGTGCTCATTGAAAGGTAGCCATGCAGCGTTCAATAAGCATCTTCATTACAGGTGGAGTGACAGCATTGCCATACTGCCTGACTTGCTGCCTGCCATTGCCAAGGACAATATATGTATCGGAGAAGGCCATAGCTTTGCCGATCTCTTTGGGATGTAGCATTCGATAATATAGATCCTCAACCTTTAGACTATCAAGGAATTGAATAAGAGAAGTCTTCTCAACAGCAGTCATGGTATTGACCGGTTCATTCATTCCACTGGCCTGCTTTGTTTTGTAGTAATAGGATATGAATGCCTTTGATTCCAATAAGGCATGATGGTCCTGAGTGGTGATGGTTCCAGTGGGTTGATGTAATCCAACACCCATATATTTAGGGTTTGCTCCGCCTCCATAGGTCTTACTTAAGAAGGCTGAAACAACACCTAAAGTTTGAACTGCAGTCTGAGTGGGCATTGGTTCATCACTTCTACGAACACGAGTTTTTGCTACCCCTGTAGAATGTGCCTTATCAATAATCCACGGCATCAAAACAGCATGACTAGCATCACCTGGTTGTGTGGGAATAAGCTCTACCGTAGAATTTTTGACTCGGCATCCAATCCCACTTGTATATCTTCCCGTCACGATCAGCGGATCTCGTCCATAGGTATCCAGTCCATATTGAATGCGTTCAATGGTTTTTGGGACCAGGCGATCACTTTCAGGTCGATCACCAATCCTTATGGATGGGATGCTGAAATCGATGGCATTGAAGGCGGCGTAGTAATATGGAGTTACTTCCTGGTGACAAGAAGGACATCGGTAAAAATACTGTCTTTTGTATCGTCCCCACTTGGTTCTTTTTTTCCATGTTTGTATTGCCTGGGTGTCTTTCAGGCAGTTTGGGCAATGAGCCAGTGGACGAAATTCCAGATCTGGCTTGCGATTGCCTTTCTTCCAGAAAACGACATACAGCCTGTCACGGCTTTGGGGTGTAGGCCAGGCAAACATTGAGTTGTAATAAACAACCTCATGGTCATAGCCAAGAGCGTCCATGGCGCTAAGCCAGGCATCCCACATGACCCACTTTGCGGCATCCACAACATTCTCTGTGACAATAATGTTGTAATCGTGAAATTCTGCGAAGCGCGGGACATCCCACATCGTTGCGCGGCTTCTTTCCTCTGCAGGATCTACAAGAACATTCCCAAATAGATCATTCTCATAAGAGCGTCTTTTCTTTCCCTTGGCCAATGAATGATTTGTACACTCAGGGCTGGTAATCAGAATATCTGTGGAAGGGTAACGGCGTGGATCTACTGCGGAGATGTCAGTGCAATCATGAGAGACATTTGGGAAGTTGGTATTGTGCGTTTCAATAGCCAGCTTCCAATGGTTCATTGCGAGCCTGACTTCTGCGCCTGCCATAGTTGCTCCAATAGAGCTACCGCCTGCTCCACAGAACTGATCAGTTAGTGTGATAAAAGACTTCTTTTTTGCCATTACATCCTGTTATTGAAGCGTCAGCCGACGGTTTGCGTAACCCGCGTATGCGCCTACAACCTACCCGATTTTGGAAAAGAACCATCGTCTGCCATGAGTGGCACACGTCCGCCTTCACGCAATGTTGGAAGGCTTTCAAAGATTGCAATGCGCTTCCATCTCGGACGCTGAACTTTTGCGACAACAGGACGATTGAAGCGGTGACTATGGTAGGACGCTTCAAACAATCGCCAAATATCTTTACCATCAATAGCACCAAACTCCAACTTGAATAACTCAAGTTTGGTTCGGATATATTTCAAATTTCCGTGATCCTGAATTTCTGTGATGGTGACAAAACTATTCACAAGAGCCTTCCAACGGTTTGCGTGAGCGGCGGGTGGATTGAACCAGAACCGCCGCCACGCAAGACACTAATTTTCGTCCGACTCTTCACCCGTCCGCTCCACGCTTTGTT